CACTGCAAGAAGGAGCTATGTTGAAAGACTCAGTAAAGCAGATTGTGATTAGGTCAATTGGGCTTGTCCTCGCGACGTTCTTTGGTGGCACTGCCATCGGCGCGGTTGCCGGTGACTGGCTCATGGGTTCAATTATTGGAGTCGGCTCGGCGTTCGCGGTGGTGCTAACGACTATCGGCGTTGCGGTGGCTTGGAAAGGAACGCTAGAACTAAGTGACATCCAAAACGCTTACCGCGCGGCCGTGGCAAAATCCGACTCGGATGCGGTGAAAGATTCTCTCGAGGTAATCGAGGATGGTGACTTCGACTGGGACGACGTCGAGGGAGAAGACCGCGACCCCGAACTTGAGGACTAAGCGGCTGGTCGGCCACGACGCCAACCTCTCATTGCTTGCAGTTCTCTGGCACTAAGTCCACCCCAAACTCCGTAGGTCTGGTTGGTCTCCAAAGCGTAAGTCAAGCACTCAGTTTGCACCGGACATTGCTTGCATAATTTTTTGGCCGCGGTCGTAAACTCACCTTGCTCTGGGAAGAATGCTTCGGGGTCCGTGGTCGTGCAAGGAGCGATGGTCGGAGCTTCGGCAATTGCCTTGGCAAGCTTCAGCCATTTCGCAAAATCTATCGAGTTGTCAAACATGAGAGAAGGCTATGGGGCAATTTTCAGGGTGTCAAATCGGCAATTTTTCGAACACGTGTTCGCACAGATAAACACTGGGCAAAACTACCCATTTCTTTCAGAATCGACTTTCGCGTTTATACGCTTGTACTCGTCGCTTGGAGGGGGTCAAAACCCCTTAGAACGCATTCTACGGCCTCTCAGAGGCAAGTCTGATTTAGCCAAAACCGTCACAAAAAGAGCCGTTCGAACAAACGTTCATCGCTCATCTGGCGAGGTTCCACCCCAAATTCCGTGCCTCTGGTTGGTCTCCAAGGCGTAGGTGAAACACTCTTCAATCATGTCGCACGACTTACAAATTTTCTTCGCGGCCTTCGTCGTGAGCAATCGCTTCTCTGGGTCAGGCTCATCCTCCGGAAAGAAAAGGTGAGGAGCTTTTTGGCATTCAGGGTCGACCTCATGGGTACGTTTCAAGAACGCCATGTAGCGACTTGATAGATGTCCGTGACGAGCCATAGACTCAGGCTATCGAATGGAGGTAGGTAATGAAGGAATACGCACCGGAGAGTTTCAACTCTGCAAAGTTGGTAGGAGTCTTCGAACAAGGCACAAGTAAGTGGCATGAGGCAAGGGCCGACGGCTTGGGTGGAAGTGAGATAGGTGTTGCACTTGGTCTTTCGCAGTGGCAATCACCCTTTCACCTCTGGGCAGTCAAGACCGGACAGATAGAAGCACCGCAAGTAAACAACTGGGCAATGCGTTTCGGGCAAAAGTTTGAGGAGCCAATTCTTGAACTCCTCCAAGAAGAACACCCGGACTGGGAGTTGTACAAGACTGGGACCTACCGGCACGGAGACTACCCGTTCTTTACAGCCAACCCCGATGCTCTTGCAAAGGTCGACGGCGAGTGGGTCATCGTCGAGGTAAAGACTTCGCGCAACTACTGGCACGAGATTCCACCTCAGTACATTGCGCAGGTGCGTCACTACATGGCGGTAATGGGAGTCAATCGTGCGGTCATCGTAGGAGTGGTCAACATGGCTTGGGTCGAACACTGGGTCGAGCGCGACCAGTTTGAAGAGCAGGTTCAAATTGACGCCGGAGTGAGATTCTGGAACCATGTCCTAGACGGAACACAACCAGACTGGGACGGAGCCGAGTCAACCTATGAGGCGGTCCGAGCAATGCACCCAGAAATTACCGACGAGGAGGTCGAGATTGACGGGCTACACCATTTGGCTAATCTGCAAAGCCGTTTCGATGAAGCTGAAGCAGAGCTTAGGAAAGCGAAGTCGCAAGTCATGAACGCAATGGGCAAAGCAAAGCACGCTTACATGGAGATTGACGGAGAGAAGGTGCGAGTGGCAACTCGCGAGGCAAGGATGCAGGGCCGTCCCTTCCTAAAGGTGAAGAAGTAATGCTGGTCATGCTGGGAGACACCGTGACGCTGGTCAAGCAAGACACTTGGATTACCGGTCAGGTCGCAGGCGTCGTTCTAAACGACAAGCGCGAACTCGAGAGGGTCTACATTCACAACATAAATGTCCCGTTCTATTTGTCGGACGGGTGGCGTATAGTCGACGACGAAGAAGAAGGAGAAGAGTTAGATGGCTAGATTCAACCTAGAGGATTACGAGACAGTCGAGGAGCGTCTGCGCAGGGCGCATGAGATGTACGAGGACCTTCGCATTACGACTGAGTGCGTCGTGGCAGGAGTCGACGGCAAGTGGCTCTTCAAAGCTTACGTCTACCTCACGGCAGGTGACCAAGCAAACGGACTTCCCAAGGCTACTGGCTACGCATCGGAATCTGAGGGAGGACCTCAGTCTGACTGGAAAGCCGAGCTTGGAGAAACGTCAGCAATTGGCCGCGCCTTGAGCAACATGAACCTCAGTGGCAATCGTCGCGCCTCTCGTCAGGAGATGGAGAAGGTAGTGCGCTCTGAGACCCGGGACTACGTCGCAGAAGCTAGTAAGCTTACAGACGTCGGGGAGCTAAGGCTTCTCTACGCAAAGGCCAAGGCCGCCGGTGCAACGGCAGACGTCTTGGAGAAGGTGAAGGCTCGTGGCGAAACACTCGGTAGCGATAGCTAAGATTGCGGAGCTTGAGTCTGCCTATCTCGAGGCACTTCACTCTGGAGACAGCGAAGAAGCGGCCTTTTGGAATCGAGAACTAATCCATCATTTATTGAGGCTAAGTGACACCATCAGAGATTCAAAAACAGCTAGCGGAACTGACAGCGGAGAACTCTAAGGGCGCGGAAGCTCTTTACGAGGCCGAGGTCCAACTGGCCGAAGCCGAACACGCTCTTGACCTCATCGAGCAGAAGGCTTTCATAAAGCACTCGGGAACCGTGGCAGACCGGACAGCCTTGTCACGCCTCGAGGCGGCCGACGCGCGTCTTGAGCGCGACTTGTGCAAGGCCAAGGCCAACCGAATCAAAATGAAAATACGAGGACTTGAGACGGCAATTATGGCCGTTCAAACGCAGGCTAAACTAATTCAATCCGAACTCAGAATTTAGGTAGCCATGGCAATCACTCGCAAGATGTCTCTTCAACTTCGCGAGCGTGACCCCTACTGCGTCCACTGCGGAGCTGACACTGAGTTGCAGGTCCACCATCGGCAGAACCGTGGCATGGGTGGCCGGCCTAAGAACTCACTCGACAAGTTCGACAACCTCATAAGAGTCTGCTCTTGGTTGAACTACGCCATGGAGCAAGACCCAGCGGTAGCTCGTGAGGCACGCGAAAAGGGCTGGAAGCTTGGGCAGTGGGAGAACTACGAGACACCGGTCTACGACCGAATGCAAGACGCATGGTTCATTCTGACCCCTAAGGGAGACAAGGTGCAGGTCGAGGAGCCGACAACCCTTTTCTAGCGTTACCAATTCGTTATAAATAATTTTTCCAAATTAGTTGCTTATTGTGATTTATTGTGTATAGTTATTACTAACACAAGGAAAGGAAACCAAATGGCAAAGACCTACACAATCACTTTCACCGAGAAGGAAATCAAGACAATCCTTCTAGCAATGCAGACCGAGAAGGACTGCTACGACTACGACCACGAGTACACCGCCGAGGACCGTCAGGACATCAAGGCGATGGACCGCATCGAGAACAAGATTTACAAAGTCTGGTAAGAAAGGAAAAGACAATGAACAAGCTAGAGGCAGTCAACAGGACGATGGACCAACTTGAACTAGAGTTCTTCAACGGTGGTCAAGGTCAGCGGACTCAGGCGGAGGTCATGGAGTACACCAAGAAAATAGGCTTGCTTCAGGAACTGCGCGAGAGTCTCTACTGGGAGAGAATGAGGGCAGAAGGGAAACTAAAGTGAAAATCACAACAGAGCTAACCGTACACGGCAGGCAGATTCACCCCGGGACAGAGTTGTCCATTAGCAAAGAGCGAGGTCGCTACCGGTTCATGAAGCACGTCGAGAACAACGGCGTCGAGTGGATTGACGTCTGGGGCGGACCCAAGGGCCGGGAGCAGACTCGGAGCTTTAGGCCGGACCGAATCAAGACCGTACACTACAAGAACAAGACAGACAAGAATCTACTGGCAGAGAGGAGGGGAGGATGAAAGACCCAGAGCTTCTTGCTTTTGAAATGAGGCAAGCCGCACAAAAAAGTCCGGAGCCTCTGATAGTGTACGAGACGCTATACAAGCCGAGCGAAGACGACAAGAAGCTTTTCTTCAACGCTGGCCGGTGGGCAGGAGGTCATCGTGACTGGATTGCTCGGCAGGCTTTTGAGAAGCTTCAAGAGAGAGGAGAGTTCTAGTGCCGGTCATCCGCGGTCACCACACCTTTGACAATCACTTCACGCAGATTCCTAACGTCTGGTTGCGCGACTCCAGACTTAGCTTCAAGGCTCGAGGCTTGCTCTCTCTGGTCATGAGCCACTCGCAAGGATGGAGTCTAAGCATCGGCACACTGGCCGCGACAAGCCTTGAGGGACGTGACGCCATCAGGTCTGCCATTGCCGAGTTGGAGAACCACGGTTACCTCACTCGCACTCAGCAAAACGACGGCAAGTTTGGTGAGAACATCTGGATTACGCACGACCCTTCGGATTACCCGTTGCCGGAAAACCCGTCGACGGAAAATCCGACCCCTAAGAAGAACATAGTTAAAGAAGAACAAGTTAAGAATAAACAAGAGACCGAAGAATTGTTTGACGAGTTCTGGAACAGCTACCCTCGGAAGCTCGACAAGGCGAAGGCATTCAGGGCATTCAAGTCCGCACTCAAGCGTGCCAAGTTCGAAGACATTCTGGCCGGAGTCATCGCCTACCGGAACGACCCACACCGCAACCCGGACTACACAAAGTTTCCTGCGACATGGTTGAACGCAGACTCATGGGAGAACGCCGCAGTGCTTCCAGAGTCGAAGGCACGCAAGGACCGTGAGCGTGAAGCGGCACAAGAATTTATACAGTGGCAGAAGTCATTGGAGAAGTCATCGACGCCGCCTCCAACTTGCCCTCATGGTAACTCGATAGTCAGGTGCAAGAAGTGCCTCAATTAGTTTTCCAGTGCCGACGTTGCGGAGCCACTTGGGAGGACACCGCGACACGAAAGAACTCCGACCTCTGTCAAAGTTGCAGAGCAAGGAAGACACAAAAAATAGACGGGTGCATAGTCTGGCACGGTCACTTCGGGTTTGACATGGTCACCCCGGTTGACGACGAGGGTGAGGAAGTCTTGCCCGGAATCAGAATTTGTGAGAAGCTAGACTGCGTGAACCCGTCACACATCGAGAGGAAGTAATGGCAAAGGTCGAGATTCAGAACGCCGAGGTGTTCAAGATTATTGAGGGCTACGGTTTCCGTGCCGTCGAGAAGTTCAAGTTGCGTGACGGCGGTGAAGGCAAGAAGTACTACACCGTCTGGACAGACACCAAGGTCAACGAAGGCGACATCGTCTCCATCCACGGAGACCTTGCAGTCAAGGTCGAGGAGTTCACCGGACGCGACAACCAGCCAAAGACAGCCGCGGCAATTCACGTCAACAATGCCAAGGTCACTGCGGACGCTCCGTTCTAATAGACTGGTTGCGTGATTCAGCTTGAGGTTTTTGGCGAGCCAGCTCCGCAGGGAAGCAAACGCGTTTACAACGGACGCATCGTCGAAGCCGGCTCAAAGAAACTCAAGCCTTGGAGGAAAGCAATTGCGCAAGCTTGCTTTAACCTACTCTCCGAGGACCACAAGCTAATTACGGGACCTGTGAAGGTCGAGGTGGACTTCTATCTGCCTCGGCCTTCTTCCGTTTCCCAGAAGAAGAGAGCCATGCCGATAGTGCCACCGGACGTGGACAAGCTCGCGAGGAGTTGCCTTGACGGACTGAACCAAGGCGCAGACTCCGGCAAAGTCGGTGACGGCATTATTTACGCCGACGACTCTCAGGTAGTCGAACTCATTGCCCGGAAGCATTACGCGGACGACCGCGAACCCGGTGCGACAATCGTCATAACACCCCTCTAAATTCGTAAAAAAAATTTTCAAAAAAGTTTGTAAATAAACTTGACGCGTTGTTGCGAAGTGGTGTAACTTGGTAACAACAAGGAGGCAAGAGCCTCAAAAGGAAAGGAAACCAAATGAACACCTACGAAGTAATTACAGAAGACAACACGGTAATTCAATTCAGCACCAAGAAGGCTGACGTAAACGCAGTCGCAGTTCTGACCGACAATGAGGGCAAGAAGCACGTTGTAAGCAAGACCTCAATCAAGCGTTACAAGCCACAGTTTGACTACTGGTGGGAGAAGGTTGTAAACGACAACTTTGGGTGGGATGTTGAAATCCACTTTGTACGACCAGTAGCCGACGTTGACCAGATGCAGTCCGATTACTTGGATGCAGTTGCCAAGCTAGCAAACACCGTTAGCCCAGCTCACAAGCTAGACATTCTGACAGAAATTAGCAGGCTTCAGTCTCGCATAGTGCGCGAGCTAGAAGCTCGCCTTCGCTAAGGAGTAAGTAATGAAAATCTGGTACGCAATTCGCCGACCAGTCGGCTACGTTCTATTCGCACTACTTGCCTACTTAGCACTCGGCTTGCTACACGGCATTCCGTTCTTACTAACCGACCTACTACTAGGACTCTAAGGAGGTGACTATGCAGAAACTACTTACACCCAAGGAAGCGGCCGAGGCTCTCGGCGTTCATCGCAACACAATCTACAACTGGATTAGCTCCGGACGTCTAACGACAATCCGCTTCTCAAAGCGCACCATCCGTATTCCGGCGGACAACCTAAACAACATGAAAGAGGGAAACAATGAAAACATCGGAGACTAGCATTCGGGGAGGCGTCGAGTCGCTACTTGACCACCTTGAGATGCACAACTTCAACCAAGGGTTCGAAGCTTGCATAAACGCCATCGACGAGATGAGCAACGAACTCTACAACGATGGCTACCGGGTCCGCTCGGAGGCACTTCGTACTGCCGTAAAGAAGCTGACCGGAGAGGACTTGTCATGAACCCAAGGCTAGACTTCAAAGAACTCAAGTACTCAATTGCTGACTTGCTCTTCGGTAAAGAGCTAGACGAGGCTTACGAGATGGGGATTCGCGTCGGTGCTGAGTTTGCCACTCGCAAGCTTTCCTTCGAGGTAAACCTAAAGCGAAATCTAAAGCTAACCAAGGTCGAGGAACGCGGTTACGGCTACGCCATCGAAGCAATCGACAGGGTCAAG